ATGACAAAAATCGATGACTGCGTTTTAGGAAATGTGGGCAAAACGCGCCCGATACTTGAGCACATCACCAATAAATGGTCGATTTTGATCCTGACTGTGCTGTGTACAAAACCTTCTCGTTTCAATGAGATCCGTCGCAGGCTGGATGGTATCACCCATAAAGCGCTGGCCGACGCTCTGAAACGGCTGGAGCGCAACGGGTTGGTGCACCGGGAAGTGTTGCCGACAATGCCGGTGGGTGTTGAATACCGTATTACGCCGCTTGGCGAATCACTTCGACAGCCATTTGAGGCACTGTATCGCTGGGCGCTGGAATATGGGCCACAATTGACGGCGGCGCAGGATGAGTATGATCAAAAATCTGCAGAGGCTGAAAGAGCATTAGCCTCCTGAAACGGGGCGTTCTGCTTGTCGGAACGCCCCTGCGAAAGGTCAGCGGAAAGTATGACTGACAAGTGAGCGTCGAATATCTGGCGTCCCTGGAATTCGGCGGGCCCTGAATTCTGTCTGGCTGTATGTTACTCCGGCGCCATGGTATCCGGTTACCTGAATGCTGTTGTAACCGAGACGCTGGAGCTCTCTGCTTATGGTTTGCGCCAGAGGTTGAGTGCCTTTCAGGGAGATGAATTTTCCTATTATTCCTTTTCTTTTTGCACCTGACGATGCTTCCAGCTCGACAGCAGCAAAAGACGTTGGCTTGAAAGAATCAGCGCTATAACAGGCAGTTATACGGATATCCTCGAATGTTTTAGGTAGCCCGCATGAATGCAATTGTTCAGCGAGGGTTACGGCCGTCATCAACCCCAGGGTTGCCGCTTCATCGGCTGCCAGTACGTCTGCACCGGCCGTTCCGTGCCCAAGAATATAGAGTTTATCCGTGGTAGCGGATAATTGACTTAATGGTATATGTGTAAAGTTTGTATTTTTTAATACAACCAGTTGTTGTGATAATCTCGCAATACTGGCTGTGAATTTATCAAATATATCCGGTGACAGCGCTTTTCTTAATGTCTCACCATTCCAGTCCTCATGCACTTGTAAACCAGCATCGACCTCCTGCAATTTATCGCTGACAGTGTTTATCTGAATAACCAGGTTATTTATTTCTGCAGCACGTAGTTCCATTATTTCATTTCGAATTTTCTGATTTGGCACAATTAGTGGATAGAGGCTTTTTCCCTTCAGGTGGCGGATTAAATTTAAGCCCAGACTTTGATGGATCATATCCTCTGCTGCAAAAGGAATATACAGATAACCTTGTTTGGGAAAACCGCTGTGCATCACCGGAGGCGCGCCATATCTCGCTTTAAATTCAGGTTGATTGGCCGGGGTTCCTGGCGGTGTATTGTTTCCGAATATCATTTTCTTCATTGAATCATCCTGGATATATTTTATATGAGTGGTTATCTCAATACGGATAGCTAAAAGCATTATAGCGATACATTATACGTTTCTGCCTTATAACATGGTACGTGGGAGAATAATCTATAATTCATGCCGCTGGAGCGATTCATACAGTGCTAAGGCATTTATTCTAGCGTATGCAATGGTGGTTATTAATAGTTGTTGTCACGTTTTTATTATATTATTTGTTCTATTAAGATATATCAGAGAGGTAATTTATTAAGGAAATTATAGTGCGGAGAGTAATTATTTATAGTAAAGCGTTGATTAACTTTTTATGTTGGTGCCGGTAATACGTTATTCTCGTGTGAAAAGATGCGGATCTTATTAAGATTCGGAAGGCACCGCATGAAAAGTGTTGTCGCTTGAGTGATGGCTTCATCGGGAAGGAACGCATTGCGCCATTCTGCGACTGTTGTTGTAGCGATAGAAGCGACAGAGTGATGGGGATTATCAAAAGTTGGGGCGATACTTTTGGGACATTCAGGATTTAAAAAACAAAAAAACCACCATAAGAGGTGGCTTAAGTATCTGTTTCTAAATTTAAAATTTGGTGGCCCCTGTTGGGTTTGAACCAACGACCAAGCGATTATGAGTTCCTATGATAACAACCAAAAATCAACACTTTACCTTTAAAAACAGTAAATTAGATTATCAAAAACTATCTAGAATTATCATCATTACTCATTTCTACCGCCACTTTATCGCCACTTTTAGCCAATGGGTTGAGTTTAACCGCATCTTCGAGATGGTCGGGGGCAAAGTGCGCATATCGCATTGTCATTTTGATGTCGGTATGACCAAGCACACGCTGCAATACCAAAATATTACCACCATTCATCATAAAATGACTGGCGAAGGTATGTCTCAAAACGTGGGTAAGTTGTCCTGCCGGTAACTCAATGCCTGTTCTTTCCAGTGCAGACCGGAACGCGCCATAACAATCACTAAAGAGCTGACCTTTTTTATCATTAGGTAGTGAGTCGTAAAGCTCTTGGCTTATAGGCACAGTGCGGTTTTTCCTGCCTTTAGTATTGGTATAGGTGATCTTGAATTTTGCGAGCTGGCTTTTTCTTAGACCCTCAGCCTCAGACCATCGAGCACCAGTAGCGAGGCAGATTCTTACTACTGTTTCTAAATCAGGGTGTTCATGCCGTTTGCATTCTCCGAGCAATAGTGAAATTTGGTCATGAGTCAGCCAGGCCATTTCCATTTCTTCTGTGCGGAAAGGACGCATATTTTTCAGGGGATTTTCACCCTTCCATTCTCCGAGGCGATTTAGCTCATTGAATACAGCTCGAAAATAGGCCAGCTCAAGATTAAGAGTGCGAGGCGACACCTCTTTAACCCTATTCGAACGGGCATATTCACCTTTTAGCCGCTTTTCACGGTAGCGGGAAAACATTTGCGCATCGAAATCGCGCGCCAGCGGTTCGCCCATACACTCAAAGGCATGGTACATAGCTAATTGGCGTTTTAGTCCGTCTTTCAGGGTAATGCCGTGGGCGCTATACCATGCGTCAACCAGTTCTTTTAATGTTCGCCGATCTTCCTTTTCTTCCTGCCATGGGTTTTGTACGGTGTACTGCTCAAACGCCAGCGCCTCGCCTTTAGTCGCGAATTTTTTTCTGATACGTTTGCCTTTCGCGCCGTTTGGATATAGCTCGCAAATCCAGCCTCCAGCCGGATTTTTACGGACTGTCATTAATTCACCTCGCTATATACACCCACCACGCGCCCTAATGCTTTTATGTCATCAACAATGCATTCAAAAGGTACTTTCCCTCCGGCTACGTGTAGTTTTCTGCCTGGTAAAATCGTCAACTCACGAATGCTTTTTGCTCCCTCAATATCTACAAGCCATGAACCATCTGACAGTAAGGCATCAGTCTCTATAAAATGAGCCGCATTGTCTGACAGTATGCATTGCGGGTTATTTAGATTTCGGTTAAAGAAAGACTTCGAGATCCTCAAATCTGCACCTCCAATCAATCGACCTTCACTTAATGTGAATGATTTGACCGTTAACTCCTCAGATTCGATGGAGGCCTTGACGTTACCGCTAGATAACTTTTCCCCTTTACCGGTAAGTAACCACTCAACATTAGCACCTGTTTCCAGAGAACAATGGACAATGAAGTCATATGAGATCGCCCCCCGTGTGTAGCGGTTTTGCAGGGAGCTAGCTGCGATATTGAAGTGTCGCGCAAGCTGGATTTTTTGCGAAAATCCGTAGACTTCACAAATTCTGTCTAAAACATGTTCGTTACTAATTCCTGAATCAATTTTCATGAAATTCGCATCCGCGTATTGACCGTTGCGGCTTTTGCGCATTAATATGCGGCTAAACCGTAATTCATTGATGATAATCGCTGACAATCGAAGAGCATCAATGATAATTATTGATAAACAGGGAATGATGCAATATGGCTTCTGAAATTACAATTGTGAAAATTCCAAGTGAGATTGTTTCCCCTCATGAGTTTGCTGCTTTAGAGAGAGTGTCTATCGCTACTGTTCGTCGCTGGACTACTGGCGACAATCCTTGCTTACCAATCGAACCGAGAGTCATCAAGCCTGGTCGTAAACGCGCCAGCGGTATGGTTCGCATCTATTACGCACGCTGGAAAGAACAACAGTTGCGTAAGGCGTTGGGTCATTCTCGTTTTCAACTCGTTATCGGTGTGTAATTCACTTTATGTGAATTCTAAGGATGCAGCATGTTAGATTTTCGCGTTTCGTCACATACACACTTCGATGACGCTTGCAGAAAATTCGCGACTACTCACAACGTAAAAGAGCTGGCAGCTAAGGCCGGAATTAAGCCGCACACTCTTTACAACAAACTCAACCCGGATCAACTGCACCAGTTAACACCACGTGAGATCTGGTTACTGACAGACCTCACCGAAGATTCAACGCTAGTAGATGGTTTTCTGGCTCAGATCCATTGTTTGCCGTGCGTGCCGGTTAATGAGCTGGCGAAGGACAAGATTCAAACCTACGTCATGCGCGCAATGGCTGAGCTCGGCGATCTGGCTAGCGGTGCTGTTTCCTCTGAACGTCTTACCCCGGCCAGGAAGCACAGTATGGTCGAGAGTGTGAATTCTGGTATACGCATGCTTTCGCTGACAGCTCTGGCACTACAAGCGCGCCTCCAGGCTAACCCGGCAATGTCCAGCGTTGTCGATACCGTTAGCGGCCTCGGCGCATCTTTTGGGCTGATGTGAGGTGAGCATGTTGAATAACGAACCTTCTTTCGCATCGCTACTCGTTAAGCAAAGCCCGGCTATGCATTACGGCCACGGCTGGATCGCAGGTAAAGACGGTGCGCGCTGGCATCCGTGTTTCTCTCAGGCTGATTTGCTGGCTGGCCTTTCCACCCAAAAACAGGAGGGTTCATGGCTATCGAAGCTGTTTCTGCAACTGTTCCGCTGAAAGCTGGCGCCCGTATGGCTGGCCTGAATCATATTGCTGAGATTCGCGGGCGGTTCTGGGGGGATAGCTGGAAAGAGGTTGAGCAATTCGTTGCAAATATGCGTGATACGCGCGACCCGCAGCATGAAGACAACGAGCGCGCGCTGGCAGCGATTTTCTTTCTGGCAAAAATACCGGCAGCTCGTCACGGGCTCAAATTAAGTGAGCTGACTACTGACGAGAAAAAAGCGCTTATTTCAGCAATGAATCATTTTCGCGCAGTCGTGAGCTTATTTCCCAAACGGCTAACCATGCCGAATTAACTCAAACCGTAATTAAAAGGCGTCAACCCGCCGGGCATTCTTTTGCCTAAATTCAGGAGAAAGCGTTATGCAAAATATCGAATCCCGCAATTTCGAAGCTGATAACGATGTACTGGTCAGCTTGCTTAATAAAGCTAAAAACGAGGAGCGTCGTGATCGTGCCCTTGCTGTTTCCATTCGTCTTGAGGCTCTGGCTATTCATATCGCAAGAGAAGGGCTGAACGGAGTCGAAGCCGTCGAGCTTCTGCGCCGCGAGGCTGCTCGCTACGAAAACGAATCACAGGAGCTGCACTGATGGCCGACGCAATGGATCACATCCAGCAGCGCGAGCAGGAAGAACGCGAGCGCCATATTAATAACGCACGCAGCCGCGTTATTACACCTTCACGTTTTACCTGCGAAGAATGCGACGCACCAATCCCGGAAGCGCGCCGCAGGGCAATTTATGGTGTGTCGCTTTGCGTGACCTGTCAGCAAATAACAGAGCTCAAGTCCAGACATTACCGGGGCGTTTAAGTGGCAATTTCTTACGCTTACGCGTGGAATGCTCCGCGCTCAGCAATAGCCAGCCCATATCTGACCTACTCAGAACAGCACCGCCGTGATCGTATGATTGCGGCGTTGCTGCATGCGCGCAAAGCGCTTTCTCTCCAGCCGGAATGTATACGCTATGACGTATACCGAACCGCTGCCGCGCTGGAGCAACATCACGACAGCCAGCGAGCCAATGCCTTTTTGATTAGCTTTTGCAAAAAAGCATTCCCGCGCCTTGAGCTGGTCGCAAAAAAATACCAGGCCACTGGTGTTAAAAGCGATGTTTCGGCTGCTGTTTTTTCCGGTCATTTCGATACGGAAATGCTGCAATACATCGCCTCACGCCTCGTGAATATGGTCGCCCGTTATAACCGGCTCCCTGATATGGCAAAGGCAGATATTGAACTGCTGGCCGCTGATATCGCGAATTTCATCCGCGCAGAGCTTGCAGATATAGATGATGCCAGCGCCGGTGAACTGAAAACACTGCATTCGTGGTATATGCGCGCCGGGCTGATTGCCCTGCAATTTAACGTGACCCCGCCCCATTGGGAGCGCGTAACAAAAAAATACGCCAGTGAGCAGGATATCGCACCGGCAGTTATGCGCATGTTCAATGAAACATGGTGGCGCGGGCGGTTGCGTCGTATTGCTGCCGCATGGCGCGAGCATCTGCAAATCGCTGTTGGTAACGTCAGCAAGAAAAAACATGCCTACGCCAGCAAAACATGCGTAGCCGAGTGGCGGGAGCAAAAAAGGCGCACGCGTGAATTTCTTAAAGGGCTGGAGCTCGAAGACGAGGACGGCAACCGCATCAGCCTGATTGAAAAATACGACGGCTCGGTCGCTAACCCGGCCATTCGTCGCTGCGAGCTGATGACACGTATTCGCGGCTTTGAAAATATCTGTAACGAGCTCGGTTACATGGGGGAGTTCTATACGCTGACAGCCCCGTCGAAATATCACGCCACGACAAAAGCGGGATACCGTAACCACAAATGGAACGGGGCAAACCCTTCCGACACGCAAGGCTATTTAACCTCACTCTGGGCGCGTATTCGCGCCAAGCTCCACCGGGAAGATATTCGTATTTTCGGGATTCGCGTTGCAGAACCTCACCACGACGCTACCCCGCACTGGCATATGCTGATGTTTATGCTGCCGGAACATGCTGAACGTGTGCGCACTGTCATCCGGGATTATGCGTGGCAGGAGGACGGCAACGAGCTCAGCAGCGATAAAGCCAGAAAGGCCAGATTTCATGCTGAAGCGATCGACCCGGAGAAGGGGAGTGCAACGGGCTATGTCGCAAAATACATCTCAAAAAATATCGATGGCTATGCGCTCGACGGTGAAACGGACGACGAAAGCGGCGAGTTGTTGAAAGATACCGCGCCCGCCGTTTCTGCCTGGGCGGCGCGCTGGCATATCCGGCAATTCCAGTTTATCGGTGGTGCGCCGGTGACGGTCTACCGCGAATTACGCCGTATGGCCGACACCGAAGCCGCGCACGGTCTTAGCGTTGAATTTGCTGCGGTGCATGATGCGGCTGATGCCGGTGATTGGGCTGGTTACGTTAACGCCCAGGGCGGCGCGTTTGTCCGTCGTGACGATTTGCAGGTTCGTACGCTCTATGAAACGCGCACCGAATTTAACCAGTATGGCGAGGAGACTGTCTGTATTCGCGGCGTGTATGACTCCACGGTCGGCGCAGGTTCGCCGGTTCTGACACGTCTCACGCAATGGACGATTGTCCCTAAACGTACCGTTGATTTGGCCGTTGACCTTAAGGGCGCTTCTGCGCCCTCTCGGAGTTCTGTCAATAACTGTACGGGAAGCGAAAGCGATCCACCGGCGCTGGATTTATCAAAACCCCTGAGCCGATATGAGAGACGGCAATTAACGAACAGGCTCAGGGATAAAAAACCAGCGTTGCGGCGTAAATTTGTTCACGGAACGCCAGAACAAGAGAAAGCCATAACGCGAACGATTGAGGAGATACACCTATTAACCGGCTGCGAAATCAACCGGGGTGAGGCGCTGTACCTAATGGCGCATGGGAAAGGCAGTTTTAACGGGAAATGGTGTCGTGGATCTGCTGTAGGGGATATTTTCCCAGCGCCTCCGTCTGATGAGGTGAGGGCTAAGGAAATTCTTAGCCGCGTCGAGGCTCTGGTCGAAATGGCAAAAGCAATATAACCAATGATTTACATTTATATCATGATTATACAATGAGTTAAGAGTGGTTTTTTTCCTTCCCATATTTATTATTAACGTGTTACTGTATGTTTATACAGTATCTCGGTTGGGGAGGTTTTGTGCGAAATGAGTTGAATGAACGGGTCATGCTTGAGCGTGTAGAATTGATTGCAAGGCTGACAACAGAAGGGATGTGCCACGAGAGGGATCGTGAAATAGCGTTAGATCTAATTGCTGAATTGGCTAGGGGTAATCTAATGAAAAATAACGCCTTTTCAGTTTCTTTTTCTGCTGTTCCTTTGGAAAAACAATGATTGATATTGTTGCGCTTGGTTGATTGGTTTCTGGATCAGGGAGGAGTTATGACTAACGCCGCAATGCGATGGTAGTTAATCGCGTTGCGGGGTTGAGCAACGAGCAACGCGAGGCGGTAGTGTATATTAAGACCAACGGTTATATTTTAGATATACAAAAGAAACGATGACAAACCATACAAATGTAAGCACCCCTGAATAGTCAGGGATGAATCGAATAAACAAAAAGGCCCCCGCCAGTATAAGCGCAATGGGGACTAAGTGAGAGTGAGCGCCCCATATAAACAATAGGAATTTTTTCATCTTTTCAACATCTCATACAAAGCGTCACCAATAACTTCTGGATTGTTCCCGCCCGATTGAACCTCATAAATCACTTTAGACATCTGAGGCTCAATAAGAAAATACAACATTTCTAATTTTTCGCGGAAAAGCAGGTGATAATATTCTGGATCCTGAAATTTAAGTTTGTTTGCTGCCAGCGCTGCGATCTGAGCTTTAGAATAAAATGTCGTCACTTTCACAAACCATGTAGACATTTCATTAACTTTTTGAATATGTGATTCCTGAAAATCCGCACTGCTTATAATCAATTTAGATATAGTCAGTGCAAGAGCAAGCTTGCTTGAGCGGTCAACCGCATCATAGGCTTTCTCTCCAATTTTCTGTTTTATGTAGGACACCAGAGTGTTGCTTTTTTCATCTCCGAGACGCTTGAATGTTTTCTGAAAATAAAGCTGAACCATATCAAGGACAACATCATTTCTGTTATATATCTCTACTAGCGACAAAATTAATCGGGAGTCCTCCTGCCACTGCTCATGACATGTACTTCTGTAGTATTCGTTAGTCACAAAACAAGAGCCATAGTTAATAAGTCTCTGACCACCGAGTTTTACTTTTTCGATTGTTTCCATTTGTCCTTCATGGATTTCTCTTAAAGCTTTTGTTACAGCTATTGCCATATTTCTATCTGACTGCGTTTTCCACTTAAGATAGTTTTCTGCCATTTCCATGTGCCTTGTTGTAACATTGTTGATTAATGATTGATCATGGTCGCTTCTAGGGGCAAGGATGAAGATGAAAAAAAGCCGAAAAATTCTCATATACGTTTTAGCCGTAATTATTTCATTTCTAACAATTCCAGAGATCGTGTTAAGAACGGTATCAGGCGAAACACTTGTCAGGCTGAGCGGATTTACGAGTTTGGGCGGTCTGTTCAGCCCGTTCCTCTCGGTGATGATTTTTATTGGCCTTGCATCCATCCTGGTCGGGATCATTGCCGTGTATGTAGTGATTAAGATTTATCAGGGTTCAATGCGGATTAAGGATAAATAAACACGCTTTAATACGGGATAACCGCCTTTTAGCTCGCTGCATGCATTTAATGCATCGTTTTGCATGCGTCATGTAATTTTTTTGATCCTGAACGGTGCCAGTGCTGGCAAGGATCCGACGGGCTGTTGCAACTGCATTAAAACCGACCCATAAAGCGGGCAGGCGAGGCGGGGAAAGCATTGCGCGCTGAGGCCGGTAATTATTTAATTTTCTCGCGCCTGAGCGCGCCCCAGCCGCGCGCAGGGCGCGAGGGGGTGCGACGGAGAGGCGAGACGGCAGCGCGTCGTGTGGGAGCTCTGGTGGGCTCTGGCGAGGGGGCATGAAAAAGCCGCCCGCAGGCGGCTGTGATGGGTTATTCGTCGTCGGTGTCGAGGCTGTATTTCTGAAACCGGATGATCTCGTCGCCCGCCCATTCGTTGAGCTCAAGAAAACGTGATTGCAAAGGCTTCAGTTCATTTCGCACAAACACCTTTGCCACCTTCTCAACGTCGCCAATAGAGCCCGCTGTCTCGGGCTTGGCTCCCATCAACTGGAACGGCACGCGGTGCGCGTCGAGCAGGTCACCGGCGCTAACTTTTTTGATGTTAAAAAAATCGTCTTTGGTAGCGACTTCCGACAGTGGCACGATCTTAATGCCGTCGGCTTTTCCGTTCGGTGCGTAGAAAAACAGGTTCTTAAAATTGCCGAGCCCTTTCGAGTCGCGCATCGCCTTGCGCAGCGCTTCAACGTCCGTACTACTCTGCGCGGCGTCCGTCACGTACATGATGTAACCCGCGTGTGCGCCGTTCTGGTAATACTTGCGGCGAAACAGTGTCGCCGACTCATTCAGCCAGGCCGAGTTAAGCGCGCTGAGATATTCCGGCATCCCGTAAAGCTCCTGGTTGATATCCGGCTCAAGCAGGTGGAAAACAGACCCGGGCGCAAACTGGTGCGGCTGCGTGAAGTTCTGAATAAACCAGTAGGTATCCTCCTCCACACCGCGCCGGGTGTATTTCGCCGGTGAGGTTTCATATTTGACCGGCCTGCCGGACAGGCTTAACCGCGTCTCAATAAACGCGTTGCCGAAAACGATATAATCCAGGGCGAACCGGCTGAAATCCTGCCGTGACAGGCGGGCATGCGGGATAAACGTCGATACCAGAATATTGCGCTTAACGTACATCGGCGAGCTGTGGTGAACGGCGGCGCGCATGCTTTTTGCCAGGCCGGAAAAACTCACCGGCGGCTCGTACCACTGGCCATTATCGATGCACTCCACGTAATCCAGAATGTCGCGTTTATCGAGTACCGGCACCGGCTCGCCGAAGGTAAAAGCCTCCATGCTCTGCGCGGGTGCGGCGGTGTGCTGGCGCGACTTGGCCGTGTACTGGTGTTTTTTGTTGCGTTTGCTCATTTGGTCACCTTATTTTTTTCCTGTGGCCAGATGGCCGAGAAACACAAATCAAAATCACCTTGTGATAATTCAGATTTAATTTCCGCAAGGTCAAAAATAGTGCAGCCCTGTTGAATCGCATCGTCAGCAGAAAGGCGTTGCTGATTATCAGGCGATTCTTTAGCCCATAAAGCGTATGCCTCATCATTAAGTGATGGCGAAGTGTATGCAGTAAATCGATGTTTTTTATGTGCTGAAACCCCTCGCGCAACTTTGAACAATCTGCCGGGATTTTCAGACCAGGCGTATTCACTGACATAAGCGTTACCACTGCATGCCGCAAAAAATTCATCCTCACCAAAGAAGCGTATTTCCGCACCATTTGAGAGCCGAATAACGGAATCGTCAGGATTAATGTTTACGCCAGCCAGTGCGGCGAAGTGAATGATTCGAAGCTGGTTATTAGCCAGGACATGTGATTTACAAGGCTCGATAAAGTATTGATTGCGACCGGTTTCAATGGCATCAATCAGCGCTTCTAGCGAGAAATACCAGTCTGCCCCACACTGGCGGGTTTTCGTTATATGCCGGATACGTTGCTGAGAAATATACCAGCGTCTTTGATATTCAAAACCAGTACTTCCCAGCATGTTTTTTAATGTAGCGGCATGCAAGCCAGTAAATTTATAGGTCATTAGTTCCACTCCATAATGCTGGATGATTGCTGCCCGCTCGCGGCGGTCAGCGGTTCGTTAATCAGTACGTGCATGGTTGCCCAGGCGAGATCCGCGTGGCTGGCTTCTTCGGTGCGACTGGCCTCATAGGTGGCGCTGCGCCCGCTGCTGGTCATGGTTTTACGGATGGACATAAACGATTGTGTGATGTCGGTTGCGCTGACGTCATATTCGAGGCAACCGCGCGTGATGGTGTCTTTGGCTTTCAGCACCATTGCGGTTTTCATTTCCGGGGTGTAACGAATGTCGCGCGCTGCCGGGTAGAAGGAGCGCACAAGCTGGAATACGCCCTGACCGAGCCCGGTGGAGTCGATGCCGATATACTCCACGTTATATTTTTGCGTGAGCTCGCGAATAGACTCTGCCTGTGTCGCAAAATCCATCCCTTTCCACTGATGGCGCTCCAGAATGCGGAATTTGCCCCCGGCAACCAGCGGCGGCGCGATAACCACGCAACCGGCGCTGTCGCCACGGTGTGACGGGTCGTAACCAATCCATACCACGCGCCGACCGAATGGCCGGTCGGCAAACGGCGCGTAATCCTCCCACTCCTCCATGCTGTCGACCATGCAGCGTTGCAGCTCCTCGAACGGGAACACCGACGCCTTGTCATCGACGAACTCGCACATAAACAGGTTGCGGAAGTCATCTGCGCTGTTCTCCTGACGCAGGGCGTCGAGGTCAAACAGGGTACAGCCCCCGGCGAGCGCGTCCTCAATGGTGACAATCTGCCGCCACTGCCCGTCCGCACAGGCCACGCCGCGCGCTAATGCCGCATAGGTGATATCAATATCAACCCGCTCGCTGGCGCTGGCGCGCCCCCGGTTAAAGAGTTCACCAGACCAGAACGGGTAAGCGCCATGCCCCAGCGAGGACGGCGTCGAAAAATAGGTCGTGCGCAGGTGTTTTTGTGAGGCCATGCCCGACGCCACTTTGCGCAGCCGCTGGAAGTTGGGGATCCAAAAAATTTCATCGACATACAAATCGCCATTATGGCTCTGCGCGGTGTTTGAGTTTGTGCCGAGAAATAACAGCTCCGCGCCGTTGTTGCCGATAACAATCGGGTCGCCGGTAAGGTCAACATCAACCAGCCGGGCAAACGCAATGATGTATTTGCGGAACACGTACGCCTGCGTTTTTGAGGCGGATAAAAATATCTGGTTATGGCCGGTTTTCAGGGCGCGTAACAGCGCCTCGCGGGCGAAATAAAATGTCGCGCCAATCTGGCGGGACTTGAGAATGTGCCGGATGCGGTGCTCTAACCCGGCTTTGTGCCAGCCGAGCTGATAGGCGAAAGACTGGTCAAAGAAAATCTCCTCCAGTTTTTCGACCGCCTCCTCGCTGAAAAAATTCTTTTTCGGCTTTTTGCGATCGCCTTTGTTGCGGTTCGCCACGTTCGGATTGAGATCGGCCTCGTTGCCGGTCTGGCCGTAGCGGGTAATACGCGCGAAGCGCTCCATCTGGCGCGCCAGAAAATCCGCGACCTTGAAGTCGTGCGCGGTCAGTTCCGGTTTGGCGTAAAGCTGGATTAATCGCGCTTCAAGTGTGAATTCAACCCGGTTTAATGGCGCGGTTTCTTCCCAGCCGTCGCGCTGCTTCCAGCTCTGCACCGTCGGGCGTTTGGTCTGCAACATTTCCGCGATTTGTGGCACGGAAAACCCCTGCCAGAACAACAGCGCCGCCTGTCGTCGCGGGTCGTTTAATAGTGTGGTGTCGGTGGTGATAGTCATTCAGTGCCTCGCCGTGATTGGTACACGGCAAGGCTACTTAAGCGCGGTCAGCGATTCGCTAAGGTGCTGATGTGTCGGGGGCAAGCCATCCGTGACTGATGGCGAAGCAACGGACGAGCCGGGAAACTACCCCCTGACAAAACCGTGAATCCTTCACAGACAATCAGGACTCCTGACGATGGCAAAAAAAGTAGTTTCAAAATGGTTTCGCATCGGCGTCGAGGGTGACACCTGCGACGGCCGCATTATTGGCGCAACTGAAATTCAGGAAATGGCCGACACGTTTGATCCGCGTGTCTATGGTTGCCGCATCAACCTTGAGCACATCAAGGGGCTTATGCCGGACAGCCCGTTTAAACGCTATGGCGATGTGGTCGAGCTGAAAGCGGAGAAAATCGAGGACGATTCCGCGCTGAATGGCAAGCTGGCGCTGTTCGCGAAAATCACCCCGACCGATGAGCTGGTCGCCATGAATAAGGCGCTCCAGAAGGTTTATACCTCAATGGAGATCCAGCCGAACTTTGGCAACAGCGGCAAGTGCTACCTCATCGGCCTGGCCGTGACCGATGATCCGGCAAGCCTCGGCACCGAGTATCTGGAATTCTGCCGCACCGCCACACACAACCCGCTGAGCTCCCGTAAAGCCAGCCCGGAGAATTTCTTCTCAGCCGCCACACTGGCAGAGATTGAGTTCGAAGAGGAGCCCGACACTCTTATTAACAAGCTGACCGACTCGGTTAAAGCCATTTTCAGCCGCAAGCAAACCAGTGACGAAGCGCGATTCAGCGATGTGCATGAAGCCGTGACGGCGATTGCTGAACGTGTCCAGACCAACAGCGACGGTGTTGATACCCGTTTCAGCGCGCTCGAAAGCCAGCTCGCCACCGTTAAACAGGGGCTTGATGCGCAAACCACATCAACGGCTGAGCAATTCAGCGCGATCACCGCCACCCTGGACAAAACCCCCAGCGGCACACAACCGCGCCGTGCGCTCAGCACAGGCGGCGATGGCGCGGGCGCAACCCTGACCGACTGCTAACCAGCCTCTCTTTTTCAGAACAGGAACACAGACACAATGCGTAAAGAAACCCGTTTTAAATTTAATGCGTACATGAGCCGCCTCGCGGAGCTGAACGGCGTCAGCGTTGGCGACCTGAGCAAAAAATTCAGCGTCGAGCCGTCGGTCACTCAGACGCTGTTCGACAAAATCCAGCAGTCATCCTCTTTCCTGCAAAAAATTAATATGATTGTGGTGGGTGAACTGACCGAGGAGAAAGTCGGGATAGATGTCAGCGGCACCATTGCCAGCACCGCCGACACCGGCAGCGGCGTCGAGCGCCAGACCGCTGATTTCTCGAAGATGGATGCTTACCGCTATTTCTGCCACCCGGTGAATTTCGATTACCACATCAGCTATAACAAGCTCGATTTGTGGGCGCGTTTTCAGGATTTTCAGATCCGCATCCGTAACGCCATCATCAAGCGCCAGGCGCTGGACTACATCACCATCGGCTTTAACGGCATCAGCCGCGCGGCCACCTCTGACCGCAAAACCAATCCCCTGTTGCAGGATGTGGGTATCGGCTGGTTGCAGAAGTATCGCAACGACGCGCCACAACGTGTGATGGACAAGGTGACAGGCGAGGATGGTACGGTCATTTCCGGCACCATTAAAATCGGTAAGAAAAGTGATGGCGGGCATTTTGCCAACCTCGATGCGCTGGTCATGGATGCGCATGAATCCCTGATTGAAGAGGTTCACCGCGAAAATCCGGAAATGGTGGTGATTTGCGGTCGCCGTATTCTGACCGACAAATATTTCCCGATGATTAACAAATTCCAGGCGAACAGTGAACAGCTCGCCGGTGAGCTGATTATCAGCCAGAAAACCATCGGCCAGTTGCAGGCGGTGCGCGCACCGTTCTTCCCGGCCAACAGCATTTTCATCACCACGCTGGATAACATCTCGATTTATCTCTACGAGGACGGCCACCGCCGCCACATCATCGAGAATCCGAAGCTCGACCAGGTGGAAAACTACGAGCAGGTGAAAGTGGATTTCGTGATTGAAGATTACGAAGCCGGATGCCTGATTGAAAACATCGAGATTCTGGAACCGGAAGAAGGTGATACACCGGAAGCCGAAGTCGCGAAGGTGTTCGCCGCTGAAATGGTGAAAGCCATGCAGGCGATGAATGCCGGAACCACTACCACAGGCGAAGGAGCGTAACCGATGGTGAGCCCCGCACAGCGTCACGCGATGCGGGTCTCGGCCATGATGGCCGCGCAGCGGGATAACGCCCCGCTGCGCCATGCCACCGCTTACGAGCAAATGCTCGTTAAGCTGGCCGCAGACCGCCGGACGCTAAAAGGTATCCACTCGAAAGAGCGCAAGGCAGAGAAAAAGCGTGAGCTGCTACCGCTGTACCTGCCGTGGGTGGCGGGCGCACTGGAAAACGGCACCGGCGCACAGGATGACATCCTGATGACCGTGATGCTGTGGCGTCTTGATGCGGGCGATATTCCTGGTGCGCTGGAGATTGCCCGCTACGCTCTGCGTCACAACCTCGCAATGCCGGAGTCCCACAACCGCACCGCGCCTTACATGCTGGCCGAAGAGGTGGCGCTTGCGGCACTGCGCGCCCGCGATGCCGGTCAGCCGGTCGATACGTCGACCATTCTTGAGACCATCTCACTGACCAGTACCGCCGACATGCCCGACGAGGTGCGCGCCCGGCTGCACAAGGTCGCTGGCCTGACGCTGCGCGATACCGGTCAGCTCGCTGACGCCATGACGCATCTGCAACGCGCGAACCAGCTCGACCGTAATGCGGGGGTACGCAAGGACATCGAGCGCCTTACCCGCGAACTGAATCCGAAGCCCGTTGTGAAGCCCGCGCCAAAGACACCCGCGAAAACCGCACAACAGCAAAAAACAGCCACACCGGCGAAACGCGGGCGGGGTCGCCCCCGTAAAAACGCCGGTTAACAGAACGCGCCCCGCGCCAGGGCGGCACGCCGGTCAATGAGGGTGTTTCACCTTATCTGCGACCGGCGTCCACCGCCCACCCTTTTCCGAGGTAGTCATGACGACACTGATTATTGAAAAAAATAACGAACAGACGGAACGCGACACGGTGGTTATCCCGCCGCCTGTCAGTGACGAGCCGGTGATTAAAAACACTTTTTTCTTTCCCGATATCGAGCCGAAGCGCGTGCGTGAGCTGATGCGCCTTGAGCAGACCATCGCCCCGGCGCGGCTGCGCCATGCCATCAAGGCCGGGATAGCCGAAACCAACGCCGAGCTTTTTGACTGGCGGGCAAGCCAGATGAAAGCCGGTTTTGCGCGGCTGGCTGACGTGCCGGCAGATGATATCGATGGCGAGAGCATGCGTATTTTTCACTATCTGAGCGCGGTGTGTGCGATGACAGCCGCCACGCTTTATGAGCGCTATCGCGGTGTGGATGCCAGCGCGAAAGGCGACAAAAAAGCGGACAGCATCGACACCACGGTCGATGACCTGTGGCGGGACATGCGCTGGTCAGTCGCCCGTATTCAGGACAAACCGCGCTGCATCGTGGGGCAAATCTGATGAAGGTTTATGCGCACCAGGGCGACACGCTCGACGTCATTTGCAGCCGCCATTACGGACGCACTGAGGGTGTGGTCGAAACGGTGCTCGCCGCCAATCCGGGGCTGGCAGAACTTGGCGCGGTGCTGCCTTACGGCACGGCGATTGAGCTGCCGGACACTGACACCGCACCCGCTGCCGAAACGATGAATTTATGGGACTGAGCATGGAAAAAATCACTTCGTCGCTGGCCTACTGGATAAGCGTCGCGCTGACCTTTTTCGGGGCGATGACACCGCAGGATTTCGCCGCGTACTTTGGTGCGCTGGGCGTGGTGCTGACGGTCGGTGTTAACTGGCATTACCGGCGCAAAAGCTACGCCCTTTTGGCGCTCCAGCTTGAGCAGAGCCGTCTTTCCGGGGAGGTAATGAGCAATGTCATCAATCGTTAAGCGTTGCAGTGTGGCCGCCGTGCTGGTACTGGCGGCACTGGTGCCTGATTTTCGTTTACTCCATACCTCGCAACAGGGGCTCGCGCTGATTACCGGCCTCGAAGGGTGCCGGTTGAGCCCCTACCAGTGCAGTGCGGGCGTATGGACATCGGGCATCGGCCACACTGCCGGGGTGGTGTCAAAGCGCAACATCACTGAGCAGGAAGCCGCAAGCAACCTCGTCGCTGACGTGCTGAACACTGAGCGCCGTCTTGAGGTCTGTGCGCCGGTTGTGATGCCGCCAGCCGTTTACGATGCAGTGGTCAGTTTCGCGTTTAACGTCGGCACCGGTGCTGCCTGTAAATCGACGCTGGTTTATTTCCTGAACCAGAAAAAATGGCAACAGGCATGCGATCAACTGCCGCGCTGGGTCTACATCGACGGAATCAAAAATAAAGGGCTGGAGAACCGCCGCGCGCGGGAGCTGGCGTATTGCATGAAAGGGGTAACACAATGAAAAAAAAGATTATGTCATTAGTTTTTGATGTTCTGTTGTTTGAGTTGGTACTCCGGGGGCTGATTCACCCCCAAAGTGTGGCCGTGAATTTCGTCGCGGTGTGGGCAATTTTCTATGGTCTGCTCTGTATCGTTGTCAGCCTCGCCGGTGCGGCTGTCTATGAAGACTGGTTACAGGGACAGGAAAAGGCGATCCCCCTGAGCGATGAGAAAATGAAAATTTTCCGCTCTGTCTTTTGCCAAAAGTATTCACCACTGCGACATTTCTGTTCGCTGGTAATTATTGCAGGCGCGGGCTCCTGTCTGGTTGCGGCTGGCTGGGTGTTTACGGCGCTGCTTTATGTGATTTGCGTGCTGGTATTGCGGGGCGTGCGTTCCTCTTACCGTCAGCGCATTGAGGAGGCGGGTTTGTGTCCAGACTCATTGTGATCCTGCTTGTCGCTACGCTGATGCTGGCCGGGCTGCTGTGGCTGCGCCATGAAAACGGCAATCTTACCCGGTCGCTGGAAAAGGCGAACCGCGTCGCAGGCGAGCAAAAGCTGACGATCGGCATGCTGAAAAACCAGCTCATTGTTGCCCGCGACCAGGCGGATAAAAACGAACGGGCGCAGGTGGATTTGCGTCAGAAGCTGAACGCCGCCGGTGAGCGGGAAGCCCGGCGGGAACAAACCATAACGAGGTTACTCAATGAAAATGACGCCTTTCGCCGCTGGTACAGCGCTGATCTGCCTGATGCTGTGCGCCGGTTGCACAGGCGCGCCGCCTGCGCCAGCGCCGGTGACTGTTTACAACGGTTGCCCGAAAGTCAGCCTTTGCCCGATGCCGGGCAGCGATCCACACACGAACGGTGATTTGAGCGCCGATATCCGCAACCTTGAGCGCGCGTTAGAAAGCTGTGCGCTCCAGGTGGAAACCGTCAAACAATGCCAGGATGATTTAGATGCTGAAGCCCGAAAGCCTGAAAAAAGCCCTGGCTGATGCCGTGCCGGTGCTGAAAACCAACCCTGAGATGCTACGGCTGTTTGTGGACAGCGGCAACCTTGTCGCCACGCTTGCCGCCTCACTGTCATTCGAGAAGCGTTACACCCTCAATGTGGTGGTGACCGACTTCACCGGCGACGCGGATTTATTGCTTGTGCCGGTGCTGGCATGGCTGCGCGAGAACCAGCCCGACATTATGGAAACCGCTACAGGCCAGGCGAAAGGCTTCACCTTCGAGGCCGATCTCAACAATGACAGCAGTTTTGATATCAGTATCAGTCTTGCCCTGACCGAGCGAACGCTGGTTAACGAGGTCGGATCAGCGCTTCACGTCCGGTGCCTCCCGGAACCGCCCCCGCCGGAGCCGGTCACACGTCCGGTGGAGATGTACATCAATGGTGAACTGGTGAGTAAATGGGATGACTGAATTTAAACCGTTTGAGAGTGAGCTTGCCGGGCTGCTGGCGGCGCTGTCCCCCGCTGGCCGTCGGCGTCTTACGGTCGATATTGCCAAGAAGCTGCGCCAGCGTCAGCAACAGCGAATCAGGACTCAAAAAGCCCCGGACGGCTCGCCGTATGCAAAGCGAAAACCCCAGCCGCTGCGCGCAAAGAAAGGCCGGATTAAGCGGGAAATGTTCGCAAAACTGCGTACTAACCGCTATATGAAAGCCAGCGGCGATGACAGCGCGGCTGTGGTGGAGTTTACCGGCAAAGTGCAGCGCATCGCGCGTGTGCATCAGCTCGGACTCAAAGACCGGCCAGCACGCAACCGGGAGCCCGTACAGTATTCGGCGCGTCCGTTGTTGGGCTTTTCTTCTGACGATACGCAATTTATTGAAAGTCTTGTCATCGACCATCTCACCGATTTATAGCTGTGCCATTTCTGACATAACCGCCCCACATTGTCGCCGGATAAACCCGGCGGCATCATTTCCTTATGAATACACTCGCAAATTTAAATGACCTCGCGCGCACGCTGCGCAACATGATTCGCACCGGCGTTATTGTCGAAACTGACCTGGACGCCGGGCGCTGTCGCGTGCAGACCGGCGGTAATGTCACCGACTGGCTCCAGTGGCTGACGCAGCGCGCAGGGCGTTCGCGCACATGGTGGGCTCCCTCCGTCGGCGAGCAGGTGTTAATTCTGGCCGTCGGCGGCGAGCTGGATACTGCGTTTGTGCTGCCCGGTATTTTTTCCGACGAGAACCCCGCCCCGTCTGCTTCGGCTGACGCGCTGCATATTGCCTTCCCGGATGGCGCGATTATTGAGTACGAACCGGCGACCAGCGCGCTGACCGTCAGCGGCATCAAAACCGCCGACGTTACCGCATCTGAATCCCTCACCACCACCGTGCCGGTGGTGGTGGTTAAAGCCTCTTCCCGCATCACGCTCGACACCCCGGAAGTGGTTTGCACCAGTAAGCTCATCACCAGTTCGCTGGAAGTGCAGAACGGCGGCACGATGAGCGGGAATATCTCGCACAGCGGCGGCGCGTTGTCGTCCAACGGCAAAGTGTTCCACACCCATCAGCACCCCGGCGACAGCGGCGGCACAACAGGAGCACCCCTGTGACAGTGAACTATACCGGCATGAGCCGTGTAAATGGCCGCACGCTTACCGATTCACAGCACGTCAGCCAGAGCATGGGCGACATTCTGCGTACGCCGGTCGGCTCCCGCGTCATGCGTCGGGAATATGGCTCGTTGCTCTCCACGCTGATTGACCAGCCGCAGACACCGGCGCTCACGCTGCAAATCCGCGTGGCCTGCTATATGGCGCTCCTCAAGTGGGAGCCGCGCGTCACGCTGAGTGAAATCACCACGGAGCAAAGCGAAGGCCGGACGGTTGTCAATGTGACCGGCCAGCTCGTCAGCACCGGTGAAACCCTTTCATTAACCCTTCCTGTGAGTTGAACCCATGCCGATTGTTGACCTGAGCGAGTTACCCGCCCCGGATGTGGTCGAGGAGCTCAATTACGAGAGTATCCTCGCTGAGCGCAAGGCGACGCTGGTTTCGCTGTTCCCTGCTGATGAACAGGACGCCGTTGCCCGCACACTGGCGCTGGAATCCGAACCGCTGACCAAGTTTCTCGAAGAGAATGCCTATCGTGAGGTGCTGTGGCGCCAGCGGGTGAACGAAGCCGCCCGCGCGGTGACGCTGGCAAGCGCTGCCGGGGCTGACCTCGACGTTATTGCCGCGAATAACAACACCGCACGTCTGACCATCACCCCGGCAGATGATACCGCCATCCCGCCGGTGGCGGCGGTGATGGAGTCCGATGCCGATTTGCGCCTGCGCGCCCAACAGGCGTTTGAGGGGCTGAGCGTGGCCGGTCCGGTCGGTGCCTATGAGTACCACGGACGCAGCGCCGACGGGCGTGTCGCGGATATTTCCGTGGAGAGCCCGACACCGGCCTGCGTGACCATCACCGTGCTTGCCCGCGAGGGTGACGGCACGGCGGGCGATGACCTGCTGGCCGCGGTGGAAAAGGCGCTCAACGCTGAGGACGTGCGCCCGGTGGGTGACCGCGTGACGGTGCAGGCGGCTGAAATTGTGCCGTATGAGGTGGCCGCCACACTGTATTTTTACCCTGGCCCCGAAGCGGAGCCCATCCGCACCGCTGCCGAAGAGAAACTCAAGGCCTATATCACCGCCCAGCACCGGCTTGGTCGTGATGTCCGTCAGTCGGCGATTTATGCCGCGCTTCATGTTGAAGGTGTTCAGCGCGTGGAGCTGAGCGCCCCGCAGGGCGACATCGTGCTCGGCAAACATCAGGCGTCTTACTGCACCGGGTACAGCATCAACGACGGGGGGAACGATGAATAGTGACCGGCTGTTACCCGTCGGTTCGTCGCCGCTGGAAGTGGCTGCCGCTGCCGCAGCGGCTGAGATTGCGCGCGTTCCGGTGCCGCTGCGCACGTTATGGAACCCGCAGACCTGCCCGGCTGACCTGTTGCCCTATCTGGCGTGGGCGCTGTCTGTCGACCGGTGGGATGCTGACTGGCCGGAAGCCACCAGACGCCGGGTGATAGCGGCCTCGTTTTTCGTCCATCAGCACAAGGGCACCATCAGCGCCCTGCGCCGCGTGGTGGAGCCGCTCGGTTTTCTTATCGAGGTGCGCGAGTGGTGGGAGCTCAACGAGGAGCCCGGCACGTTTCGCCTGGTGGTGGGGGTGCTGGATGGCGGCATTACCGACGAGATGTATCAGGAGCTGGAGCGACTCATTAATGACGCTAAACCCGCCAGTCGCCATCTGACCGGCCTCGCCATCAGCCTGAGCACACCGGGCGAGTGCTATATCGAGGCGGGGAGTTACGCGGGTGATGAGCTGGTCGTTTATCCGTACCTGCCCGAAGACATTACCGGCGGCGGGGAATACTTCCCGGCCTCGGCCATTCATTTTATCGACAACATGAGAGTAATCGCATGACCGCGAAATTCTTTGCCATTCTGACCAGTCAGGGCGCGACACTGCTGGCAAACGCCACCGCGCTGGGGACAAAGCTCAACATCACGCAAATGGCCGTGGGGGACGGCAACGGCACGTTGCCGACACCGGACGCCACGCAAACGAAGCTGGTTAACCAGAAACGCATTGCGCCGCTGAATATGCTGAGCGTTGATGCGAACAACGCCAGCCAGATTATCGCCGAGCAGGTTATCCCGGAAAACGAGGGCGGTTTCTGGATACGTGAAATCGGGCTCTATGACGATAACGGCATTCTTATCGCCGTTGCCAATTGCCCGGAGACGTATAAGCCGCAGTTGCAGGAGGGGAGCGGGCGCACACAGACCATCCGCATGGTGCTGATTGTGTCCTCGACCGCTGCCGTGACGCTGAAAATCGACCCGTCGGTCGTACTGGCGACACGGCAATATGTTGATAACGCGGTCATTGAGGTGAAAGCGTATGCCGACAATCTGCTGAAACAGCATATCGCCGACACCAACCCGCATACGCAGTATGCCCCCCTTGCCAGTCCGGTTTTCACCGGCACACCGAAAGCGCCGACGGCGGCGCAGACCTCAAACGACACCCAGCTCGCGAATACTGCGTTTGTTCAGGCTGCCATTGCCGCACTGGTTTCCGGGGAGCTGGCAAAAAAACAACCGCTTGATAAAACGCTGACTGAGCTGTCGGGGAAGAGCGTTGCGGCGATCCTCGAATACCTTGGTCTGGGAGACGGTTCAGCTCTGCCGGTTGGTACGCCTGTCCCGTGGCCTGCATCCACACCGCCCGCAGGCTGGCTTAAGTGCAACGGCGCAACATTTACCGCCACACAATATCCGAAGCTGGCACTGGCTTACCCCGGTCTTGTGCTGCCTGACCTGCGCGGCGAGTTTATTCGTGGCTGGGATGAGGGGCGCGGCGTTGACGCCGGACGTGCTTTGCTGTCCTCGCAGGGGCATGCATTTGCTGAACACCAGCATGCCTTGTCTCTCTGGACGGGGGCGGCATTAGGTAAAAGTAATTCGCGGGCGGTGAAATACAGCCCGCAGGCATCAGCAGGGGATGGCGGTACGATGGAAGAAAACACAAACAGTGGTGGCGCGGCAGGTTATGCAAACTCAACGATGGGGGTTGCCTCATCCTGGCAGGGGGTTTCCTCCGGTGAGACCCGTCCGCGTAACATCGCATTTAACTACATCGTGAGGGCTGCATAATGGCTTCAGCCGTACTGGATAAAACCAAAATTGCGACCGTGGCAGGGAGCATCACTGTTCATAACTTCGTCGCACAAACCGGCGAATACACTGGTTCAGGTGATGAGTATCTGGCTGTTGGTGTCGGCCTCCCGGCACATTCAACTGATATTGCCCCCGGTGTTGCGGGTGATGGCTGTGTGCTGGTTTTTACCGGCCAGAAATGGTCACAGCAGGAAGACCACCGGGGCGAAACAGTCTATTCGACCACAGACCGCAGTGCTTCGACCATTGATTATATCGGCGCGATGAAAGACGGTTTCACCTCTGTGGCACCCGCAACGCAATACGACAAGTGGGACGGCGAGAAGTGGGTGACTGACACTGATGCGCAGCATGCCGGGAATATGGCCAGCGCCGCAGCGCTTAAGGCCGCTTACATTGCTGACGCAAATGATTATATGAATGGCAGGCAATGGCCGGGCAAGGCTGCAATCGGGAGGCTGAAAGGTGATGAGCTGACTCAGTACGGGATGTGGCTGGATTATCTGGATTTGCTGGAAGCCGTCGATATTTCATCAGCCCCGGCCATAAGCTGGCCTGTTAAGCCAGAGTAGCCAGGCAGGTAATATCACCAGGGCTGTCCACCGGCGGGCATGTGCCCGCTTTTTTTGTTTGCTGTTGTACCCCACGTCCGCCAACCCCAATAAATAGCCCCGCGCCCGCACTGCCTGGAAAATAACACTCACCCCAACCCCACGGAGTTAAACGGATGAGTGATTATCATCATGGTGTGCAGGTCGTCGAAATCAACGACGGCACGCGCGTCATTTCCACGGTCTCGACGGCGATTGTCGGTATGGTCTGTACCGCCAGTGATGCCGATGCGGCCACTTTCCCCCTCAATGAGCCGGTGCTGATCACCAGTGTGCAAAGTGCCATCGCCAAAGCCGGTAAAAAAGGCACGCTGGCCGCGTCACTCCGGGCCATCGCCGACCAGGCAAAACCGGTGACCGTCGTCGTGCGCGTGGCAGAAGGCACCGGCGACGATGAAGAAGAGGCGCTCGCGCAGACCATTTCCAGCATCATCGGCACCACGGATGAGAACGGTAAATACACCGGCCTGAAAGCATTGCTCACCGCCGAAGCCGTCACCGGCGTAAAACCCCGCATCCTCGGTGTGCCGGGTTTCGACACGCCGGAGGTGGCGACCGCGCTTGCGCCCGTTTGCCAGAAGCTGCGCGCGTTCGGTTATGTCAGTGCGTGGGGCTGCAAAACGGTTTCCGACGCCATCAAGTACCGCGACAATTTCAGCCAGCGTGAATTAATGGTTATCTGGCCTGACTTCCTCGCCTGGGACACCGTGAAAAATACGACCGCCACGGCGTACGCCACCGCCCGCGCCCTCGGTCTGCGCGCGTACATCGACCAGTCTGTCGGCTGGCATAAAACCCTGTCTAACGTCGGCGTCAACGGTGTGACCGGCATCAGCGCGTCGGTGTTCTGGGATTTGCAGGAGCCGGGCACCGATGCCGATTTACTCAATGAAGCGGGCGTAACGACGCTTATCCGCAAGGACGGTTTTCGCTTCTGGGGTAACCGCACCTGTTCCGATGACCCGCTTTTCCTGTTTGAGAACTACACCCGCACGGCGCAGGTTATCGCTGACACGATGGCCGAAGCGCACATGTGGGCGGTTGATAAGCCGATCACCGCGACGCTTATCCGCGACATCGTGGACGGCATTAACGCGAAATTCCGCGAGCTGAAAAGTAACGGCTACATCGTCGACGCGACCTGCTGGTTTGACGAAGACGCCAACGACGCGGAAACCCTGAAAGCCGGGAAACTGTATATCGATTATGACTATACGCCGGTTCCCCCACTCGAAAACCTGACCCTGCGCCAGCGCATCACCGATAAATATCTGGCGACGCTGGTTTCCTCTGTTAACAGCAATTAAGGAGCCGGACTGAATGGCAATGCCACGCAAGCTGAAATACATGAATGTGTTTCTGAATGGCTACAGCTATCAGGGTATCGCGAAGTCGATCACCCTGCCGAAGCTGACACGCAAGCTCGAAAACTATCGCGGGGCGGGTATGAACGGCGTCGCGCCGGTTGACCTCGGCCTCGATGATGATGCCCTGTCGATGGAATGGTCGCTCGGCGGCTTCCCGGATTCGGTTATCTGGGAGCTGTACGGTGCGACCGGCGTTGATGCCGTGCCGGTTCGCTTTGCCGGTTCCTTCCAGCGTGACGACACCGGCGAAACGGTCGCCGTTGAAGTGGTGATGCGTGGCCGTCAGAAGGAAATCGACACCGGAGAGAACAAACCCGGCGAAGACACCGAAGCGAAAATTTCGGTCGTCTGTACCTATTTCAAACTGACGATGGACGGTAAAGAGCTGGTTGAAATCGACACCCTCAACATGGTGGAGAAGGTCAACGGCACCGACCGGCTGGAGCAGCACCGCCGCAATATCGGCCTGTAATGTTCATCCCGGCCAGTGCGCTGGCCGGTTAACCCGAAGCCTGATTAAAAAGAGAAAACCATGAATAACGACAACGTGATCACCTTGGAAAATCCTGTAAAGCGCGGCGAGCAGATTATTGACGCCATCACCCTGATTAAACCGAACGCCGGGACGCTGCGCGGCGTCAGCCTTGCGGCAGTGGCAAACTCCGACGTTGACGCCCTGATTAAAGTGCTGCCGCGCATGAGCGCCCCCTCGCTCACCGAGCAGGAAGTCGCCGCGCTTGAGCTGCCTGACCTCGTTGCCCTGGCGGGTAAGGTGATCGGTTTTTTGTCGCCGAATTCGGCGCAGTAAATTTCCCCGACACACTCTCTGTTGATGACCTGATGGCGGATATTGCGGTGATTTTTCACTGGCCGCCCTCAGAGCTCTTTCCCCTGAGCCTGACGGAGCTCATTACATGGCGAGAAAAAGCCATCCAGCGAAGCGGAAACACGAATGAGTAGCGTGAAATTACAGGTATTACTCAAGGCTGTTGACCAGGCGACCCGCCCGTTAAAATCCATCGACAGGGCCAGCAAGGAGCTGGCCGGAGGGATGCGCACAACACAAACCGCATTGCGTGAGCTCAACGGGCAGGCGTCGAAGATTGACGGCTTTCGCAAAACCCGCGCACAGCTTGCGGTCACTGAGCAGGCGCTGAAAAAAGCCAGAGACGAAGCCGCCGCGCTGGCGATTCAGTTTAAAAACACTGAACAGCCGACCCGCGCGCAGGCGCAGGCAATGGAGACGGCACGCAAAAGCGCCGCCGCGCTCCAGCTTAAACACAACAGCCTGCGTGAATCCGTGCAGCGTCAGCGGCAGGAGCTCAGCCTTGCCGGGATAAACACCCGCACGCTGGCCGCTGATGAGCGAAAACTCAAAGCCACCCTCAGTGAAACCACGTCACAGCTCAACCGGCAGCGTGAAGCGCTGGCGCGCGTCAGTGCGCAACAGGAGAAACTCAGCCGGGTAAAACAGCGCTATCAGGCAGGAAAGGAGCTCGCCGGGAACGCGGCAGCGGTGGGCGCGGCAGGGGCGGGAATGGCAACCACGGCAACGCTTGCCGGGGCGGCACTGCTGAAACCGGGTTATGACTTCGCGCAAAAGAACTCGGAGCTTCAGGCGGTGCTCGGCGTGGGTAAAGACTCGGCAGAGATGACCGCGCTGCGCAGACAGGCGCGCCAGCTCGGCGACAACACGGCCGCCTCGGCTGACGACGCTGCCGGGGCGCAAATCATCATTGCGAAAGGGGGCGGTGATGCGGCAGCGATTCAGGCCGTCACACCAGTAACCCTGAATATGGCGCTGGCTAACCGGCGCACGATGGAAGAAAACGCCGGTCTGTTGATGGGGATGAAATCCGCGTTTCAGCTCTCAAACGACAAGGTCGCGCACATCGGTGATGTTCTCTCCATGACGATGAACAAAACCGCCGCTGACTTTGACGGGCTGAGTGATGCGCTGACCTATGCCGCGCCGGTGGCAAAAAATGCCGGGGTGAGTATCGAGCAGGCCGCCGCCATGGTGGGCGCGTTACATGATGCGAAAATCACCGGCTCGATGGCCGGTACGGGGAGCCGGGCGGTGATAACGCGCTTACAGGCACCGACCGGCGAGGCGTACCGGGCGATTAAAGAGCTCGGCATCACCACGGCAGATAAAAAAGGTAACACCCGGCCAGTCTTCACCATCCTGAAAGAAATGCAGGCCAGTTTTGAGAAAAACAGACTCGGCACCGGCCAGCGTGCCGAATACCTGAAAACAATATTCGGGGAAGAGGCCAGCTCATCAGCGGCGGTGTTAATGGCCGCCGCATCGGGCGGGAAACTGGATGCGCTGACCGCTGCCTTTAAAGCCTCAGACGGAAAAACGCAGGAACTGGTCAAAGTCATGCAGGACAACCTCGGCGGCGACTTTAAAGAGTTCCAGTCGGCTTATGAGGCGGTCGGTACTGACCTGTTTGATCAGCAGGAATCCTCGCTCCGAAAACTGGTGCAGACCGCCACCGGGTATGTGCTGAAGCTGGATAACTGGATCACCCGCAATAAAGGGCTGGCGCAGACGCTGGGTGTGATTGCGTCGGTGGCTGTCGGCGTGGTGGGGCTTGTCGGCGCTATCGGTCTGGTGGCATGGCCGGTTATCACCGGGATAAATGCCATCATAGCGATTGCCGGTGTGCTCGGGACGGTCTTCAGCGTGGTGGGCGGGGCAATTATGACGGTGCTCGGCGCGCTGACATGGCCGATTGTGGCGATCGGCGTGGCGATTGTCGCCGGTGCGCTGCTCATCCGTAAATACTGGGAGCCCATCAGCGCCTTTTTCAGCGGGGTTGTTGAGGGGCTGACCGCCGCATTTGCGCCGGTCGCTGAGATATTCGCACCACTTAAGCCCGTTTTTGACTGGCTCGGCGGGAAATTAAAGGCGGTATGGGACTGGTTCACAAACCTGATTGCGCCGGTCAAATCCACGCAGGACACGCTTAACGCCTGCAAAGATACCGGTGTCCTGTTTGGACAGGCGCTGGCGGATGCACTGCTGATGCCGCTTACCGCGTTTAACAAACTGAAACAGGGCATTGACTGGGTGCTGGAAAAACTCGGCATTATCAATAAAGAATCCAGCGACCTTGACCAGAAAGCCGTAAAAGCTGGCGCGGCGGCGCAGAACGGCACCTATATCCCGGCAACCAGTACCTATGGTGGTTATCAGGGATATCAGCCCGCCGTTGCCCCCGGTGGTAAATCCTATGTCGATAACCGGCAAAGCCATTACAACATCACGATGCAGAACGGCGGCGCACCGGGCGGCGAACTCGGGCGGCAGTTACAGGATGCCGTTGAAAAGGCCGACCGTGAGAAACGCGCCCGCGAACGTTCCAGCATGCGCCACGACGGATAAGGGAGACATTCAGAGATGATGCTCGCATTAGGTTTCTTTGTCTTTATGCGCCAGACACTGCCGTTTCAGGGCATGCAGCGTGAAGCGGAATATCGCTGGCCGTCAAACAGCCGTGTAGGCAGGCGCGATGCTTTCCAGTTTCTCGGCGTCGGGGAGGAAAAAATCACGCTCAACGGCACGCTTTACCCGGAAATCACCGGCGGGACGCTGACGCTGACCGCGCTCAGGCTGATGGCCGAACAGGGTAAGGCGTGGCCGCTGATTGCCGGAACCGGCCAGATTTACGGCATGTATGTCATCAACAGCATTAACGAAACCGGCGCGGAGTTTTTTTCTGACGGCTCACCCCGGAAGATTGATTTTACGCTGGCGTTAACGCGCGTGGATGAGTCGCTCGCGGCGGTTTATGGCGACCTGAGCCAGCAGGCTGACATGCTGGCCGGGAAGGCAAAAGACGCCGCCACCAGATTAATCACAATGCCGGGGTTATGATGTCAGAAATACTCTACAGCCAGGCGGGGAGCTCACTTACTCCCGCATTTATGCTGAAACTGGACAGTAAGGATATCACCGGCAACATCAGCAACCGGCTGATAAACCTCACCATGACGGATAACCGGGGCTTTGAGGCTGACCAGCTTGATATTGAGCTCGATGACAGCGACGGCCTTGTGCAGTTACCTGTGCGCGGTGCGGTGCTGACCCTGTTCCTCGGCTGGAAAGATTCCGCGCTGGTCGGCAAGGGGAGTTTTACCGTTGATGAGGTTGAGCACCGGGGCGCGCCTGATACCGTGACCATCCGCGCCCGCAGCGCAGATTTTCGCGGTACGCTGAATTCGCGGCGTGAAGAGTCCTGGCACGACAAAACCCTCGGCGATATCGTGGCGGCGATCGCCGCGCGCAACAAGCTGACGGCAAGTGTCACCCCGGCGCTGGCCGGGATACATATCCCGCATATCGACCAGACGCAGGAATCCGACGCTAAATTTTTGACGCGGCTGGCTGACCGGAACGGCGGCGAGGTGTCAGTTAAGGCGGGTAAGTTGCTCTTTATCAAAGCAGGGAATGCAACGACAGCCAGCGGTAAGCCTATTCCGCAGGTGACGATCGCCCGCAGCGATGGCGACCGGCACCAGTTTGCGATTGCCGACCGGGGCGCTTATACCGGCGTTACGGCTCAGTGGCTTCATACCAAAGACCCGAAGCCGAAAAAAGTGAAGGTGAAGCGCAAGCCGAAAGAGCAGCACCTGCGCGCCCTGCAACACCCGAAAGCCAAAGCGAAAAAGAAGGAAGCCAAAGCACCGGAAGCCCGCGAGGGTGAATATCTGGCCGGTGAGGCGGATAACGTGTTTGCGCTTACCACGGTGTACGCCACAAAAGCCCAGGCCATGCGCGCGGCGCAAGCCAAATGGGACAAGCTACAGCGCGGTGTCGCGGAATTCTCGATAAGTCTGGCCGTCGGTCGTGCCGATCTCTACCCGGAAACGCCGGTCAAAGTCTCCGGGTTTAAGAGCATTATCGATGAGCAGGCGTGGATTATTACCAAAGTGACTCACACGTTAAACAACAGCGGTTTCACGACGGGGATAGAGCTTGAGGTGAAACTATCTGACGTTGAATATGTAGCCGGTTCGGATAGTGATGATGATGATGAGGATGAATAAAAGAGATAGCCCGCCATATGGCGGGCTATCTTATTTAGCTGGCATGTAAACACGGGTTTTTGACGCGAGAAGTGTTTTTGCTGGTTGATCCATTAATTTACCCATCTCTTCGCATGTTTGCGCCGGATTTTCAAAGATAAAACCAGCCGCTTTATATTGGTTTACTAAGTTCATCTCTTTGATATTAGATAAGAAATTCTTGGGCGTGCTCTTTGTCCATATAGGCATGCATATTCCATTGGTGATAATCGTTTCATACGCCTCAGAGGTTAGAGCGTTGCCAGGAAAAGTTATCGTTGTAACGTTGTTTTTTATTGCGATTTCAGTTGGTTGCCACACTTTTAGCGATTTTGTTAACGCTGGAATATCAGAGCCCTGAGCAAGCGCGGAGCATGATAAGGCAAAACCAGAGGCCAAGAGCAAATACTTAAAAACGGTCAT